TCGGAGGATCAAATGGTACATGAACTGAAAACAGACCCGGCAGTATTTCAAGCTGTCCACGAAGGCGGCAAAAACTTTGAGATTCGCAAGAACGACCGTAACTTTCAAGTAGGTGATGAACTCTGGTTGAAAGAGACGGTTTACACAGGGGCAGAAATGGCACCACGTTGGAACGGGAAATTCCCCGGCGAGACAGTCCTCGGCAAACCATTGGAGTACACAGGGCGGATGATATCACGAACCGTCATTTACATCCTGAATGGCCCAATTTACGGATTAGTGGACGGCTGGTGCATCATGTCGATAGCACCATAACGGACAAGCACAGCAGCAAGCGAAGCGCAGTCTGTCTGCTGCGGCTTGTTAAACGGGATTTTAGGTATGAAACGTCCACATTGTCCAGTCTGCCAAGGTTTTCTTGATTACGAGCCAGCGAGCGCAGCGGGGCCGGAGCGGGTTTTTTGTAAAGCATGTGGATGGATGTTGGAGCGGTCGGAAGCCCCGTGTTTGCCTACGGCTGAAACACAAAAACTTGATTGGGTAGCAAAAGCGCTGTCATTAAAAACAAAAAAACAACCTGAAAGGAATAATGCCATGTCAGAACAAACAGCCAACACACTCGGCGGCCTCAATGATCATCTGTTCGGCCAACTGGATCGACTGACCACCGCCAAGGGCGACAACCTCCGGGTGGAAATTGACCGGGCCAAGGCCATGTCCAATGTTGCAAACAACATTATCGAGAACGCTAAACTCGCACTGGAGGCGCAGCGCACTTTGGGTGCAGGCAAGGGCGCACCGGCCATGTTGGGAATTGAGGCGAAATAATGAGCACTGGAGCCCCATACACAAAGCGGCAATTAAACTGGCTGCGCAAGCACTACCTGTTAATGCCTGCCAAGGAACTGACTGCTACTTTCAACGCCAAGTACGGGCAGTCGCGGACTGATGATGCAATCAAGGGGACTTTGTTCCGTGCGGGCATCCGGTGTGGCCGGACGGGGCATTTCGAGAAGGGTGCCGAAGTGTGGAACAAGGGCAAAAAGGGGTACATGGGAGCCAATGCAACCAGCTTTAAAAAAGGCAACCTGCCGCACAACCACCGGCCTTTGTGGAGTGAACGGATTGACAAGAACGGATACGTTGAAATGTCCGTGCCGGAGCGAAACCCGCACACAGGATTTGAAACCCGCTTCAAGCATAAGCATGTCTGGATCTGGGAGCAGGCCAACGGTAAAAAGCCGAAAAGCACCGCCGTCATTTTCAAGGATGGCAACAGCCGTAATTTTGAGTTGAGCAACTTGATACTGGTGAGCCGTAATGAATTGTTGTCGGCAAACCTTCACGGTTACAAGAATTCGCCGGTGGAACTCAAGCCGGTAATTCTAACACTGGCGAAGATCGAGGCAAAGGCCGGTTTCCGGCTGTGTCCTGGAAGGGGGCGACGTGGGCAAGAAGCGAATCGGTAAAGATGGTGCCTCTGGGGCTGTGAGTGCCGGGAATGTACGAAAGCAAACGCGGTATGTCCTGAATGCGGGCGGGAAAACTGGTTTGAGCCAGACATGCCGGACACTCACGAATGTTCGCGCTGCATGTGGACACCGGTGCAGGTATCCGTTTAACGGCCTTTGCGTGAACAGCGCGGGTGTATCGCGCCTGTTTCCACGCAAGGGTTAAACCAGCGAAAGGACATTTATGGAAAAAATGATTAGCAGACTGAGGAGCTATCAAAACGGAGTACATGGCGCTTTCTTTCTCGAAGTCGCGGCAAAACTTGAACATCTGTGGCGGAATGCTCAACCAGTTGTGCCGGACGGTTTCCGGTTGGCCATAGTCCCGGAATCAGCTGTCGTGGAACCCTTGCGCTACGAAATGAAGGCAATCGCCCTGGCGCTTGGCCGATCCAAAACTGATGGGGAGTCCGACTGTGATTGGCACGCGATGGCTGATGAAGTAGAGGATTTAGTCAGCCGAAATGAGAATCTCGAAATTGAGCATGACGTGATGTTCTGTCGGCTCCGCGATGCCAACGGACAATATACGCCTGAAGAGGTTTCCGGTTTTATCGATGCTGAAATCAAGGCGAAATTGGCAGAGTCGGTTTAACGGTTCAAGCATCACCTGACGGTCTTTGGTCAGGTGCATGCGGTGGTTATAATCCGTACCACCGCATAAAGGAAATATCGTGGAAAAAGTTGTAATCGGAAATGCTGAACTTTATCTGGGTGACTGCCTCGACATTCTCCCGTCACTTTTTGGCATGGATGCCGTGATTACCGACCCGCCGTATGGTTTGGCTGAGAAGCTCCAGGGTGGGACATGGGGCAAAAAGTACGAAGGAAAGTACAAAGATTGGGACGCTTCCGCGCCTGACGGCAATATCTTTGCAAATTTCCGCAAGGCTATCGTATGGGGTGGAAACTACATGACTTTGCCGCCGTCTCGTTGCTGGCTGGTCTGGTACAAGCGGGATTCAGTTAGGACTATGGCTGATTGTGAGCTGGCGTGGACAAACTTTGACGCAAATGCCCGTGTTTTTGATTGGACAATAGCGGCCACAAACGCGGAAAGAGTTGGACACCCTACACAAAAACCGGTTGCCTTAATGCAATGGTGCATACAACTGGCTGGCGACGTTGCGAACCTCTGCGACCCTTTCATGGGAAGCGGATCAACCGGAGTGGCGGCAATGAACATGCAACGGCACTTCGTCGGGATCGAGAGGGAACCGCGTTATTTTGACATTGCCTGTAAACGGATCGAGCAAGCACAGCAACAATTACATTTAGGATTATAACGATCAAGCTGACCGGCGCGGGTTTATCGCGTCCGTGTCGGGCGGCTTGTTATAGTGCGGTTGGGGCGTTTTCGGCATAAGGAGAGGTGATGAGACAGACAAGGCGGCATAGCTTCATTGAGAGTTGCACTAACGTTCTGATTGGGTATTTCGTGGCACTGGCGAGTCAGCTTGCAATATTTCCGATGTTCGGGATTCACGTTGCTTTTCGTGACAATATCTTGATCGGCCTCTATTTCACGGCTATCTCGATTCTGAGAAGCTACGCCTTGCGCCGGTACTTCACGGCAAGGGTTCGGGCGAATGCGTAAAGAGGTGATCGGAAACGCAACCCTTTATCTTGGCGACTGCCGGGAGATAATGCCGCAAATCAAGGCCGATATGGTTTTAACAGATCCGCCTTTCTCTGCCCGGACGCATGAAGGGGCAAGAGGTGGAGCAGGTGAAACCGTGCTTGTTGACTTTGCCGCCTTTTCTGAGGAGCAATTCCTTGACGTTTCCCGGCAACTGCTGGAACTGGTGCCACGTTGGGTGATTATGTTCTGTGACTGGCGCCATGCAGCAGAGGCCGAAAAACAGGGTTTGCCGGTGGTTCGGTGTGGAGTGTGGGTGAAGAGTAACCCCATGCCGCAAATGACAGGTGACAGGCCGGGGACGGGCTGGGAAGCCGTATTGATAATGCACCCTCCTGGAAAGAAAAGGTGGAACGGCGGCGGCAGGGCGGCGGTATGGAATCACGGCACCACCCGTTACGGCAATTTCGGGCCGAGTAACCACCCGACAGAGAAGCCGGTGGGGTTGGTCAAGCGGCTGTTACTGGACTTCACGGACGAAGGCGAAACGATTTTTGACCCTTTCATGGGGAGCGGTAGCCACGGGGTCGCCTGTATGGACACAAAACGGCAATACATCGGCTGTGAAATCGACAGCAAACACTTTGACACAGCCTGTCAGCGAATTTTGGCGGCACAGCAGCAATTGTGCCTAGCACTATAACTTCTGATTATACAGGCCCTTGTACTGCCTAACAGAAAAGACTTTTAAAGGAGGAATACCATGCAACCCAATGAAAATAGAGCCCATACCAACTATTCACAACGTGATAATGAAATCCTGAAAAGCAGTCGGGTTGTTGGCTGGCTCTGCGATCTGGAAAAGGAATTTTCACTCCATCATTCCAGACCGAAAACCCGCGATGCCTATCGTAATGTCATCAAGCGATTTATCCTCTGGAAGATAAAAAACCGCTGCATGGATGATTTTGACGCTGCCATGCGCAACTATCTGACCATGCGGGCAGAAAAAGATAATATAGCGGCCAGTACTCAGAATGTAGACTTTAATGCCCTGCTCTTTTTCTGCCGCCATGTCTTGAAAAAAGAACCAGGTAAGATCGAAGCTGGTAGAGCCAAGCGCTCTGAACACGTCTATGTCATCCTTGCCCGCGAGGAAATAACTGCTCACCTCGAAAAATCGAAAGGTGTATACAAGCTGATCAATTCTCTGCTGTATGGTTGTGGCCTGCGTATTGAAGTCGATTGTCTCGAACTGCGCGTTAAAGATGTTGATCTGGTAACCGGGCAATTAAGCGTCCACGAAAGCAAACATCATAATTCCCGCATTGTACCCATTCCGCGAACGCAGATTGAACCGCTGCGCATCCAGATTGCCGAGGTCAAACGCCTGCATGATCAGGATCTGGCTGAAGGCTGGGGGGTGATCGAACTCCCAAATGCCCTGGCTAGAAAATACCCTGGCTATGTCAAAGAGCTCGGCTGGCAATATCTTTTCCCGGCCACCACCCGTTGGATCAACAAAGAAACCGGCCAACAAGGGCGGTGCCACATCCATGTCACTGCAGTGCAAGAGGCGTTCAAATCTGCACGTATTGCCGCGGGCATCCGCAAACCTGCCACCCCTCACTGCATGCGCCACAGTTTTGCCACGCACATGCTCGAAGATGGCGTTGATATCCGCACCCTGCAAAAACTGCTTGGCCACAAAAAAGTTGAAACCACCATGGTTTACACCCAATACACCCAGGCCGCAGGCGTCCGTAGTCCGCTCGACCGTCTGCTCGGCTTAGGTTCCGATCAGATCCCGGTCACCATTGGTGAGGAAGTTCACCGCTGGCTGGTATGTTTTGCGCAAAAACTCGGCATTACCCAACCGGAAGCCGCCGCGCAGGTTCTGAAAATGGCCGCCCAAGGGGGCATTCTGTGAATCAATCGACCCAGCTCTACCAATTTCCCGCCACCCGTTTCGTCTCCAATTCCATATGGCGTCAATGGTGGCATATGCTTTCTGAAGTTATTGAAATCGGCGGGGCCTTATTGACAGGAAATATCCAACACGCCGCCGCCGAAACCTGGGATGTGAAGCAAAGCAGCGAAACGCTGCACCGCATCCTCTCCGGCAAAGGCGCGGATGTGGATCTGGCCCGAGATACGGTTATCAGCAACAATCTGGAGCGAGGATATTACCAATGATCCGCATCATCACCGACCCGCGCCTCTTCAGCTACCTGATCATGGCCCTCTACCTGCTCAACGCCACGCGCTGGGCCTACGACCGCAAATGGCCCGATGTCTGTTACTGGCCCTCCGCCCTGGCCATCACCGCCACAGTCACATTCGGGTACAAACACTGATGACCGCCGACCGCTTTGAAAAACTGCTCGCCGTAGTAACCGCCGACGATAAAAAAGAACTCGGCCTGGCCCACAATGGCAAGATCGAGGCCATGCGCTCGTATCAAAACAAACCGGGCAAAGAAACCAAAACCGACCTGGACGCCGCCCGCGCCTATTACGACGAAACCCTCGACCGGCTGGCCGCGCGCTATTTCCCCGAAGAGGTCCAGGCCCCGGAAGGCGAACGCTTCAAAAACAAAAAAGCCGCCTTTGTCTGGATCATGGCCACCCACGGCAACATCGTCAGTGTCGGCAAATTCTACCAGGACTGCGGCAACGGCAACCCGACCACCTACCCCGACAAAACCGTCAGCCGCTTCTCGGTGCTGGAATACGTCCTCAAACTCAAAAGCAAAAACGGCCCCTCCGCCGTCCCGCTCGGCGGCGATTACACCGCCCGCCGGGAAAAAGCCGACACCGAAAAAGCCGAGGCCGATGTCCGCACCGCCACGGTCAAGGCCGATGAAGCCGAGCGCGAACGGGATGCCAAGTGGATGCTGAGGGAAGACCACAACGATGACATGGCCGCCTTTGCCGGACTGGCCGAAGACATTTTCCGCCACCGCGTCTACCTCGATCATCAGATCCTGCTCACCGCCGCCGGAGGCAACCCGGCCCGCGCCGCCGAATTTGCCCTCGCCCTGCAATCGTTTGTAGATCGCGGCTTCAACGATATTGCCAACTACAAAGAGATCGACATTGAATTTGAAATGGAAGAGGCCGACGAATGACCCTTCTCCCTGAACGCAAAATTAAACTCCCCGCCTGGCTGCCGGAATCCCGCCGCCGCTCCCTGTCCGGCCGTCGCCTTACTCTACTGCTGCCGCCTGGTGTCCGCGCCCGCCTGCGCACCCCCGAGCGCATCCCACCGTCCGATTGGAACGAACGCTTCCGCGTCATGCCCGCCGCCGAATCCTTCCCCGGCAAATGGCGTCGCGACATCGCCCCCCATGCCGCCTGGATCATGGACCTCTGGGCGCTCCCCTCCGTGCGCGAACTCTGGTTCTGCGGCCCGGACCAGGCCAGCAAAACCTCCTCCATGCTCGGCTGCATCGGCTGGTCCATCGACCAGGACCCCGGCAACATCTTCTACACCGCCAGTAATGAGGATAAAACCAAAGAGATCGTCAACGACAAACTAATCGGCATGCTGCGCGAATCCCCCCGGCTGCGCAAACGCCTCTCCAAAAGAAGCGATGACACCGGCATGAGCAAGGTCCGCATGAACAACGGCGTCACCATCCGCGCCGCCTGGTCCAACTCCCCGGCCTCCACCGCCAGCTTTTCCGCCCGCTACACCTTCAATGATGAGGTTGACAAATGGCAACGTGTCGGCAAAGAAACCTCCCCGGTCCGCCGCATCCGCAAAAGAACCAAAAACTATCCCCTCACCTACAAACATTTCTGGTCATCCACCCCGGCCGGCCAGTATGTCCACAAAGGCATGCTCGCCTGCCAGCAGATCTGGACCCACGCCGCCCGCTGCCCCGACTGCAACACCCTGGTCGTCATGGACGAAGAACATCTAGCCATACCGGACGGCGCCACGGTGGACAGCATCAAGGCCGATCCCGAAGCAGTGGGTTATGCCTGCAACGCCTGCGGCTCGATCTGGGATGAGGAAAAACGCCTGCAGGCGTACCGCTACGGCGACAAATTCTGTCTCAAAGGTGCGGACATCGCCAACCCGGTAGATATCGGCGTCCACCTCACCGGCTTTGTCACCCCGGACATGCGCCTGGCCGACATCGCCGTCACGATACTCCAGGCCCGCGCTGGTGATATCGACGCCAGGATAGACCTGGCCCACGGTATCAAGTGCATTGACTACACCGATGAAATCAAGGAACGCGAGGAAGACGCAATCCTGCGCCTGCGTGACAGCAGGCCTGCCGGGGTATTTCCCGTTGAGGCCGACGCCTTGAAAATCTCCATCGATACCCAAGACCACGGCTTCTGGTATGTCATCCGCGCCTGGCGCTACGGGCTGGATCTTACCAGCTGGCTGGTCAAGGCAGGATATGTCCCCAGCGCCACTGCCGATGATTTCTCACCGCTCGATTATCTGCTCGCCTCCGAATACCCGGACGAAAACGGCGAACCGCACCGCATCATGGCCGGCATCATCGATACCCGAGGCCATCGCACCTCCGAGGTTTATGATTGGTGCCGTCGCACCGGCATCATTGCCGCAGCCGGAGCGCCCGGCCGCAAGACACAGCCGGTTACAGTCAGCCGAATAGACCGCTTTCCCGGCACCGGCCGCCCCATTCCCGGCGGTCTGGCCCTATACAACATCGACACCCATCACCACAAGGATCGGTTGGCCAATAAATTGATGATTGACCCCACCGACCCCGGCGCCTTTCGCCTGCACAGCGGCCACACCTTTGATCAGATTCAGGCGTTCGAGCGTGATTCCAGCCAGCAATTAAGCCACAACCTGGGGGACTATGCCAAACAGATGTGCGCAGAATACCGCGATGATCGCGGCCTGTGGCAATGCCCGGAGAAAAAGGCCAACCATTTTTGGGATTGCGAAAGCAACGGCCTGGCCCTGGTAACATGGCTCGGCTGGCAACACGCTGTCAGCGAAAAGAAAAAAGCGCCTGCCGCACCCGCAAAACACCAGCAGACACCGGCCAACAACCGGCCTGGGTGGTTCAACAACCGATAATGGTTTTTTTATATTTCATAATTTATATTTCATCCCTATCCCCTGGAGGTTGTCATGCAGCAACCGTATCGCACGGAAGAACCCCTGCTTACCGTCAAGCAGATCTGGAAGGAGTTGGACAAGAAGATCTCGCTTCGGCAGATCTACAACCTGATCGAGCGCGGCGCCCTGTCCCCTGCCTATCGTTTTTCCGGTAGCCGCGGCACCTGTGTGCCTCGTGATGCGGTGATGAGGTATAAAAGCCGGTGTGTGATTGATGTGGGGGTGTGAATAATTTTATTGACAATGCCTAACTGTTATGTATAATCACAATTAAGATTTACGATCACGGCGACTCCCGCCCCATGCATGGGGCGGGGTTTGGTCGGCATCAACGCACATGCCAACGGTAAACGATTTGTCGGAACGGAATTGAATCATCGCCGCCTGTCAGTGCTCGTAAAAAAAATAAGTGAATCAGGAATGAATTATCATCTTGAGGAGGGACTATGAAGTGTCCACACTGCAGCAAAGATATTGCCGAAAGCATCATCATGCAGGAAGCGTCCCGCATTAACGGCCGCAAGTCAAAACGTGTATTGACCAAAGAAGAAGCAACAAATATGTCAGAAAAGCGCTGGGGCAAAAAGGAGGATAAAAACGATGATCCAGACGCTTGAAGTCGGCAAACCGTTCCCGATCAAAAACCCGCACGGTAAGAACGATTGCGTAATCGCCGCCGTGGTTGGCCAGTCATTTGATATTTATTGCTGGATCGATGGGGTGAACTCCAAGGAAGTCCAGGCGTGGAAGCGCGGCTGGCTGCGCTATGGCGCATACGTCAAAGACGATATCCCCTTCTTCCTGCTCTACTTCGTGGATGTCAAATGGCCGCTGGATATCTCCATCAACATCCTGGCAGAGAAGGAAAAGGACCGTCCCTATCAGGAATACCTGCACAGCGCGGCCAACATGGTTAACCTGATGCTGATCGATGCGGATAGCAACACACTGAAGGCCATGCGCATGATCGGCCTGGATAACGCCGTTGCCGGTGAAATCAGGCTGGCATGCATCAACCAGTTGCAGCGTTACCAAACCTCCGATGAATTGAACATGCACCTGGATGCGATTGTCAGCACGATACATACCGAAGAAATGATCAAGGCAAGCGAGATGAGAGAACTTCCGCACGATAAAAAATAACTCCCCCACAAAAAAAACTTGTGCACGTAGCGCACGTGGTGCACGTAGCGCATGGCGTGCACGACTTTTGCCTTTTTGCCCCGTACCATCGGGGTCATGTCAATTACCCCCCTTTATACGGCTGCTGAAATCGATGCCGAAATCACCCAGGCCAAGCTTGACTTGGCCTCCGCCCGCAAAGCGCTTTCATCCGGTCTCAACTCCAACGGCACCGACCGCCGTGTCCAGCGCGACACCGTAAAAAACCTCCAGGATCATCTCAACTGGCTGCAAGGACAACGCGCCGCCCTGGAAATAGGCCATGGGCCGCAAGCCGTTATCGGGAGGCCTGCAAGATGAACACCGCCAACTGCCGCATTGGCCGGACCATGCCGTCCGCCCATTATACCGCTCCGCAACAACAAGCAGCCACCGTATCCCGCGCCGCCGCCGGTGGTCTCGGCACCATGAGCAACTGGAGCCCGCGCCGCCTTTCCTGGCGTGAGGAAGGCAACCAGCGCGAAAAGGTCGCATTGCGAGCCACCGATATCGCCTGCAACGACGCCCACGGCGCCAGCATTGTTGACTCCATCGTGATCAATTCCGTCGGGACCGGTCTCTGGCCGCGTTCCACTCCCAACCACAAACGTCTCGGCATCAGCGAGGAACAGGCCGCCGAATTGGCCGAGGCCATGGAATGGGAATTTGAACAATTTTCCCGCGAAGCCGACGCCCGCGGCGTAACCGATTTTTACGGCCTGCAAACACAAAACGTCTGGTCAATGCTGGTCAAGGGTGAATTTATCAACCTTCCCCTGATGCTGCGCAACCCTGGCCGCCGCTATTCCCTGGCCTTGCAGATAGTAGACCCGGCCCGGCTCCGCACCCCCGGCGTTTACACCTCCGCAGCGGATGTGCGCGACGGCATCCGCCTGGGCACCACCGGCCAGCCGCTATCGTACTTCCTGGCTGACCCGGAAAACGGTCTGCTGGTTCCCGGCCTCGACCTGTCGCAGTTTCAGGAGGTCCCGCCCCGTCGCGGCCACCGACCGACCGTCATGCACGGTTTTGTTCCAAAAGAACCGGAGCAGGTACGCGGCGTGCCGATCTTCGCGCCGGTCATGAAACTGTTTCGCGACAAAGGTGATTACCTGGACTTCGAGCTGGTAGCCGCTATTGTCGCCGCCAACTTCCCGGTATGGATTGAAAAATCCAACCCCTATGATGCCCACACCCTGCCCGGCGTGCGCTCTATCAGCACCGGCCAGGATGAAACCACCCACTACCGTGAGCTTTCCCCCGGCCAAGTCCATTACGGTAACCCCGGTGAAAAGCCATATTTCCCTAGTCCGAACCGCCCCTCCGGCAACCTGCCTGCCTTCCTGGAAACCGTACTGCGCGCCATCGGCGCGGGTGGCGGCGGAATGCCCTACGAAATCACCGCCAAGGATTTCAGCAAAACCAATTACAGCAGCGCCCGCGCCGCACTGGAAGAGGCCTGGCGCGTCTTCGGCTTTACCCAGGACTGGCTTATCAAGGCATTTTGCCAACCGGTATATGAAATGGTCTTTGAAGAAGCCTGGCTGCGTGGTCGGGTCAAGTTGCCCCAGGGTATCGACTTTTACACCTTCCGCGCCGAATTGTGCGCCGCTGACTGGACTGTTCCCGCCCGCACCAGCCTGGACCCGGTCAAGGAGATGGTAGCTCACGTCATGGGCAAACAGAACAACGTCGCCACCGATGCCGATTTCTGCGCTAAACGCGGCAAGGATTACGAAGATGTTTACCGCCAGCGCAAACGCGAACGGCAGCAAGCCAAAGACATGGAACTGCCCGAGACCGCCGTCACCACGGTCAAGAAAAAACCGGAGCAACCGGATGACCCGCAGAAACAGGAAGGTGAACAATGAGAAACATGCGTATTGCCGAACTGCTGTTCAATCGGCCGCTGCTGATATCTGAAGGCAAGCTCAACACCATCCTGCACGCCCTTGGTCCCCGATTCAACTTGGAGATGAGCACGCTGCCCGGTCAGCAGGCTGCCGTGCTGTCCAATGACGAGCGTTTCCGGGCCGGCTATCAGGTGCAGGATGGCGTTGCAATAATCGGTATCTACGGCGCGCTGGTCCACCGGGCGCTGGCCTCGGATTATCCCAGCGGCGGGCCAACCACCTACGCTGATATTCGGCGCACCTTCGACACCGCCCTGTCCGATGACGGAGTAAAATCAATCATTTTCGATATCGATTCCCCCGGCGGTGAGGTACATGGGGTTTTTGATCTGGCGGATCATATCTACGAGGCCCGATCAATCAAACCCAGCACAGCTCTGGTGAACGAATCCGCCTACAGCGCCGGATATCTGCTGGCCTCCGCAGCCTCTCGCATCATCCTGCCACGCACCGCCGGAGTCGGTTCTGTCGGGGTTATCGCTACCCATGCCGATTTTTCCCGCGCCGAAGATGCCGAAGGGATCACCGTCACCCATGTATTTTCCGGGGCTCGTAAAGCTGATTTCTCCCCTCATCAACCACTGAGCAATGAAGCGCTGACTCTGCTTCAGGCCATGGTTGATGAAACCTACGGCATGTTTGTGGAGACCGTGGCTCGCAACCGCAAGAAAAGCGTCAAATCGGTCCGCGAAACACAAGCCGGAATGTATGAGGGCAAAAAGGCCGTTGAAATTGGTTTCGCCGACGAAGTCACCCGCGTTGATCGCGCCCTGGCCAATGCCCGCACAAAAACCCGCTCTATTATTTCACCGTCCGGCACTTCCGCCGGATCGAACAAACCAAGCAAGGAGATAACAACTATGGATGCTCAAACCCTCAGACAGGAGCACCCCGAAGCTGTCGCGGAAATCGAAACCGCTGCGCGTGAGGGGATGATCACCAACCAGGCCTCCGCCGAAAGCCAGACGCTGGCCGTAACCGCTGCAACCACTACCGAACGCTCCCGGATTCTCGGGCTATCTGCCGTAGCTGCAGGGATTGAGGCAACTGCAAAACTTACCGCACTTGTAGAAAGCGGCATTACCGCTGATCAGGCCAAGGCGCTGGGCGTTACTGCAGATAGTGGCGACACATCCACCCGCGCCGCGATTCTGGAGGGCATTACTGCTGTCGCCGCGTCCGGTCTCAAGCCTGGTCAGGTAGCGCAACCGGCAGCAGCCACCATTAACACCTCGGCAATTTACGCCGCCAGGCAGGGGCAGAGACAATAAAAATATAAAGATCATCTCACTAAAGGAGAACCATCATGTCAGAAATCACCGAAGGCCGCTATCGCGGCGAATTTATTTACAGCGAAGCATGCGGTACTCGCTCGCTGGAAACAGTCACCCTTGATACCGGCGACCTTGCCGCCGGTACCGTCCTGGGCAAGATCACCAAGGGCGCGGCAACCGGCGCAGCCGTAGCCGGAAACACCGGCAGCAGCGGCGCTATCACTGCCGCCCCGGCAGTTGCCGCCGGCGCCAAAGCTGGTGTGTACCATGCCATCTGCTTTGAGCCAGGAACCAATGCCGGTAAGTTTCTTGTTACCGACCCTGACGGCATAACCCTGGGTGTTGCAACAGTAGCCGTCGAGTTTGTCGGCGGCGGTCTGACCTTCACCATTGCCGATGCCACCGACTTTGTTTCCGGCGATGCCTTCACCATTACCGTGGCCGCCGGTTCCGGCAAATATGTCGCTTACGATCAGGATGGCGTCAATGGCTCCGAAATCGCAGCCGGTATCCTTTACGACAACGCCAACGCCACTTCAGCGGATGTCGAGGTTGTCATCGTGGCTCGTGACGCCGAGGTCAACGGCTCTGAACTCACCTGGCCGGCAGATATCGAGGCCGGAGAGAAAACTACCGGCATCGCGCAACTGGCGGCCCTGGGCATTTTCGTTCGTTAAATCCAACCCCCCTCAATCCCCCCTTAACTAAGGGGGGAAGTGTAAAGGAGAACATATCATGTCCGTATTCGACGTCTTTAATTCCGACCCGTTCAGCCTTGTGTCGCTGACCGATTCCATCAACAAGGTTCCTTTCATTCCCGGCTATCTCGGCGGCCTCGGGCTTTTCGTAGAGCAGCCGGTTTCCACCACCTCAGTCCTGATCGAGGAAAAAGACGGCATTCTTTATCTGGTGGAAAACAAGCCGCGCGGCGCATCAGCGCAGCAGAACCAGACCGACAAGCGCAAGGCCCGCTCCCTGATCCTGACCCATCTACCGGTTGGAGATCAAATCAAGGCCGATGAGATCCAGGGTGTCCGTGAATTCGGCAGCCAGGACCAGGCCAAGGCCATCGAGAACGTTGTCAACGGACGTTTCGCCACCATGTCCGGCAGCCTCGACGCCACCTTGGAGCATCTGCGCATCGGCGCCATCAAGGGCCAGATCCTCGACTCCGACGGTTCCTCGGTTATTTACAACCTGTTTACCGAATTCGGCGTCACCCAGGAAACAGAGGTCGATTTCGATCTGGACAACGCCGCCCCGGCCAGTGGTGTGGTGCGCAAGACCTGCGCCGGCATCACCCGCAAGATCGCGGTCAACCTCGGCGCAGTGCCCTTTACCGGTGTCGGCGCGCTCTGCGGCGATGCCTTTTTTGACGACCTGATCGCCCACAAAGAGGTCCGCGAAACCTACCTGAACCAGCAGGAAGCCGCTGATCTTCGCGGCGGCTATGTCAACGGCGGACAGTCCTTTGGCCAAGTCAATTATGGCGGCATCTCCTTTGTCAATTATCGCGGCCGCGTCGGCACTGTTGATTACATCCACACCGACAAAGCCCATTTCTTCCCGCTCGGCGCTCCCGGCCTTTTCAAAACCTACTTCGGCCCGGCCAACTACATGGAGACCGTCAACACCCTCGGCTTGCCGAAATACGCCAAGGTGGCCCCGGACATGCAATTCCAAAAGTTCGTTGATCTGGAAGCGCAATCCAACCCGCTGCCCATTTGCACCCGTCCCAAGGTGCTGATGTTGGCTAAGCGCACCTGATTTGTTCCGATGTTGTGACCAACGGCAGCAGCCTGGTTGCTGCCGTTTCCAGAGCACCTGAACAGGAAAAATACATGAACTTTGAAGCAGACAACAACATCTTCTTTTCAGACTTCGGCATCCCGGCGGTCATCCAACAGCCGGGTCAACCAGACAAACCGGTCACTATCATATTCGCCCTGAACAGCCTGGACACCATGGGCGTACTGACCGACAAACCGCAGATAGTAATTGCCGACGCAGACCTGATTAACCTTGATTTAAAAACCGGCAGCATCACCGTAACCGGGAAATATCCGGCCGCCCGCATCACCAAGCCGTTACCCGATGGATTTGGCATAATCACTGCATTTCTAATAAAAATATAATCTAATCACATCATCGCTTTACCGCATTAACGCATCACCACCCAGAGGTTTTTAAATGGCGCTCACCAAACGCAAGGACATCCTCGATCAACTGCTCTACCGCCTGGGCCAGATCCGCCTGGGCAGCATCTACGGCACAGACCTGCTCACCGTGGCCCGCCAGCGCGATACCGGCGCGGAACCTTTCAGCCCCGAGGAATGCTGGGCCGCCAATGTCCGCGACGGCCAGGCGACTGTGCAGCACAACGTCAGCGACGATGAGCACGCGCTGCCGGTCAGTATCGAACTGCACGCCAGCTCCCGCGTCACCCTGGCCGAGGCCGAAACCGCACTGGCCGACCTGGTCCACTGCATCGACACCTACAACAACTGGGGCGGCTATGCCGACGGTACCAACCTGGAATCACACGAAATTGACATCATCCAGACCGGCGACATCATCACCGCCGTCCTGGTTGACATAACGATCAACTACACCACCGACAAGGGCAAGATATAAGGCAGGTCCAATGCCAATACACAGGAGATACACAGATATGGCTAATGACTGCGAAAACTGTCCGGACCATTCCGGTCAAGAGGAGCGCATTGTCGGAGTCTCGGGGAAAATGACCCTGGTTCTCTGGCTGCTCGGTATTCTGATCACGGTCATGATCGGCGCGACTGCCGCCCTGTATTCCTCGATTCAGGCCCTCAACTACACAATGGCCAACATGTCGGGCCGCTTTGCCGGTATCGAGGCCAAGCTGACAATCCTGGAGGCCAACGACCAGCGCGCCCAGTCCCGACTGGACCGACTGGAAAGCGAGAAGCACTGATGGCCTGGTACTGCCCGGTCCTACGGCAATACGGCCACCACGGCAAAAGCCAATCCTGTAAGCATTGCCGCAATAACCCATCCTTACGAGGTTAACTCATGCGAGATATCCGATTTATAGTTATCCACGAAGCCGACACGCCGCTGTTGAAACCGTCCAAAGCGGAATTCACTGCGCTGGATATTGACCAATGGCACCAGGAGCGTGGCTTTAAGCGCTCGGCGGAATGGCGGAATCGTTTCAACCCTGATTTCAAGGCCATCGGCTACCAGTATGTGATCGGCGTGCGCGGCGATATTTGGACTGGCCGCCATGAAGATGAGATCCCGGCGGCCGTGCAGGGGCATAACTCCGAAAGCATCAACATCTGCCTGATCGGAAAGGGCAAGTACACCCGCGCCCAGTGGACAGCGCTGCATCTGCTGGTGGCCAAGCTGCAGGCCAAATACCAGCACGCCGCCATTATCGGCCATTGCGATTTTCCTGGCGTCGCCAAGACCTGCCCGGACTTTGATGTCAAGGCCTGGGTGGCCGATGATTTCGAGCCGCCCTACGGGCATATGATGGAGGTGTCCTGATGGGCAAGTTTGTCAAGGATCTGCTGACCGGCATAGACGGTCAAACCTATGATGAGATCCGGGTTGGAATTGCCGCGGCCTTAGGTACTTTGATAGCCACAGTCGTCACCTGCCTTGTACAGGGCAATCCGGTTGATTTGCAGGCATTTGGTATATCTGCGGCGGCCATCCTGGGGGCGGGTGGTTTCGGCATCGGGCAGAAAGCCCAAACAGAACCGGGCCAGGTGTCATCATGAAATGCAAAAACTGCCCTAGGTGGGAATCTAAAAAACGCCGCTGTGCCAAAGACTGGAGCGCTCGCGCGCCTTGGGATGGCTGTGAGCTTGGAGATGAAAAGAGATGACCGCAATAGCCATGATCGTCAAATACTGGCGTGAGATTGCTGTGGCCCTGTTAGTTGTCGCGCTGGTCGCTGCCGGGTTGTACATCAAGCATGTTTTTGCCGAACGGGACCAGCTCAGACTGGATAACAGCATCCTGACCGTGCAACTAAAAGACGCTCAATCCATGATGGAGCTAACCAACAAAATCACCGAGGCCATCGGCCAGATCAAGATAAGGAGCAATATCAATGT